ATTACCTAAATAATAGAATAATAGTCTAAGTTAGTTTATAATATGGCAAAACTTTTTGGTTTTTCTATTGATGATGCAGAAAAGAAATCCAAATCTGTAGTTTCCCCTGTCCCCGTGAATAACGAGGATGGGGTTGATAACTATATTAGCAGTGGATTTTATGGTTCGTATGTAGATATTGAAGGACAGTATAGAACAGAGTTTGATTTAATCAAAAGATACAGAGAGATGTCACTACATCCAGAAGCGGATGGTGCCATCGAAGATGTTGTAAATGAAGCAATTGTGAGTGATCTTTACGATTCTCCAATTGAAATTGAATTGTCCAATTTAAATGCCACAGATAATTTAAAGAAGGCAATTAGACAAGAATTTAAGTATATTAAAGAAATTTTAGACTTTGATAAGAAGTCACATGAAATTTTTAGAAATTGGTATGTTGATGGAAGACTTTATTATCATAAGGTAATTGACCTCAAAAATCCTCAGGAAGGAATTAAGGAACTGAGGTATATTGATCCAATGAAGATGCGGTTTGTCCGCCAAGAAAAGAAACAAGATAAAAATCTTATTGGACCAAATATTGCTGGTCGTGATGAACAGAAAAATGGTATTGCTCCAGAAATTGAAGAGTACTTTGTATACACTCCTAAACCAACCTACCCAACTGGAAACCTAACTGGTGGTGGTGGAAATAAAGGAACTAAAATTGCAAAGGATGCAATTACATATTGTACTTCAGGTCTTGTAGATAGAAATAAAGGAAATGTTCTTTCATATCTTCACAAAGCAATCAAAGCACTCAATCAACTGAGAATGATTGAGGATTCTTTGGTAATCTATAGATTATCCAGAGCACCAGAACGTCGTATTTTTTATATTGATGTTGGCAATCTTCCTAAGGTAAAGGCAGAACAATATCTTCGTGATGTTATGAATCGTTATCGTAACAAACTTGTATATGATGCAAATACAGGTGAAGTTCGTGATGATCGTAAATTTATGAGTATGATGGAAGACTTCTGGCTTCCTAGAAGAGAAGGTGGTAGAGGAACTGAAATCACAACTCTTCCTGGTGGACAGAACTTAGGAGAACTTGCTGATATTGAGTATTTCCAAAAGAAACTTTATAGAGCACTTGGAGTTCCAGAATCAAGAATTGCTGCCGATGGTGGATTTAATCTTGGTCGTTCTTCAGAAATCTTAAGAGATGAACTTAAGTTTGCCAAGTTTGTTGGTCGTTTGAGAAAGAGATTTGCTCAAATGTTCAATGATATGTTGAAGACACAACTCATTCTTAAGAACATTGTTTCTATAGAAGACTGGGATAGAATTAGTGATCATATTCAATATGATTTCTTGTATGACAATCAGTTTGCAGAACTCAAAGAAACAGAAATGTTGAATGAGAGACTTGGTGTTCTTGCAACTATTGAACCTTATATCGGTAAGTATTATTCAACTCATTGGGTTCGTAGTAAAGTTCTTCGTCAGACTGATGGAGAAATGGTTGAAATGGATGAGCAGATTGAACAAGAAATCAAAGATGGAATTATTCCTGATCCGAATGCAGTTGATCCAATAACTGGAGAACCATTACCACAAGAAGGTGAACAAGGAATGATGGGTGATGTTCCAATGGAACCTGAAATTGATGGTGGAATGACTGAAGTAGACGGTAAAGCTGCTGAGATATAAATAGAAAATATACATATATTAAATTTTCATGGAAGAAATTGTAAATTTAGTTGGATCCGATTCATCGGCATCTGATATTAGTGACAGAATTAAAGACGTTTTGTATGCAAAAGCAGCAGAACGTATTAATACTATTCGTCCAACAGTTGGCGCATCCATGTTTGATGACCAACAACAATCTGAGGATCAAGAATAATGGGATATATTCGTCATGACGAAAATAATAACCCAGTTTCTCCTCAACCAGGTGTATCTACTGTTTCATATCTTGGAGGCACTACCGGTTGGTCAACTGTCACCTATGAAAATTTTAATGTAGATTATCAGGCTCGTAATGCAGATAATAGTCCAAGAACTCCTGGAACATATCAACGTCACGATGAAAATAATAATCCAGTTGGTGTAGGAACATATCAACGTCACGATGAAAATAACAATCCCATAACATCTCCATAGCAAGATAAAGAAATGAAACTCATCACAGAAGAAATTTCAAACGTAAAGATTATTACTGAAGGTAAAGGTTCCAATAAGAAACTTTATATTGAAGGAGTTTTCCTACAAGGTAATCTCAAAAATCGTAATGGAAGAATGTATCCTATGGAGACTCTTTCTCGTGAAGTAAAAAGATATAATGAAGCATTCGTCCAAAAAGGACGTGCTCTTGGGGAACTTGGTCATCCCGATGGACCTACCGTAAATCTTGATCGTGTTTCTCATAAGATTACTTCACTCACTCAAGAGGGTAGTAATTTCAGAGGTAAGGCACAAATCCTTAATACTCCTATGGGTAAAATTGCATCTTCACTTTTAGATGAAGGTGTGATGCTTGGAGTTTCTTCTCGTGGTGTTGGTTCATTAAAAGAAGATCGTGGTGGTATAAAAGTTGTTGGTGAAGATTTCATGTTAGCAACTGCTGCTGATATCGTTGCCGATCCTTCTGCACCCGATGCATTTGTATCAGGAATTATGGAAGGAAAAGAGTGGATTTGGGAAGGAGGAATTCTTCGTGAGCAACTTGCAGAGAAAACTCAGAAGAGAATTAATACTCTTGTTGACCAAAGAATTCTCGAAGAACATAAGTTAAACTTGTTCAACGAATTCTTATCAAATCTTTAAATTATAAATAAATATATTAGTATAAAAATCTAATAAAATCAAATGTCCGTTGGTAGCAATTTACAAGAAATGGAAAACGTAGTAACTAAAGGAGCTGCTGCATCTGAACCAATGTCAAAGGCAGGGAGCAATGCTTCCGGTGTATCCACACCAGGCCAAACTGGCAATTGGGAAGATCTCGGTGGTCCTACTCCAGAAAACTATAAAGTAGACGACAACTCTGCTAAACTCGCAGAACCCAAAATCGCAACTGTCAAAGACATTGTGAATAGAGGTGCTAAACCTGCTGAACCCATGCCTAGTGGTATGAAGGAAGAAGAGGAAGTTGAAGGTGAAGTAGTCGAAGAAGAAGAGACCACTGCATCTGCCGAAGAAGTAGTTTCCGAGGAAGAAACTTCTGAAGAAGAAGTTGTATCTGAAGAAGAAGTCATCGAAGCAGAGTATAACATCGAAGAAGATGTTGAAGCACTGCTTGCTGGTGAAGAACTTTCCGAAGAATTCCAAGAGAAAGCACGTACTATTTTTGAAGCTGCTATCAAAACAAAAGTTGCCGAAGTTCAAGAAGAACTGAAAGCACAATATGAAACAACTCTCGAAGAAGAAGTTACTCTTATTAAAGAAGAACTGACTGATAGAGTTGATGCATACCTTGAGTATGTTGCCGAAGAGTGGATTACTGAAAATCAACTCGCAATTGAGCAAGGTCTCAAGGCAGAAATGACCGAATCATTCCTGACTGGAATGAGAAGTCTTTTTGAAGATCATTATGTAAACATCCCTGAAGAAAAATATGATGTAACTACCGCAATGGTAGAAAAATTAGATGAAATGGAATATAAACTCAACGAGCAAATTAAGTCTAATATTGCTCTTAATCAAAGATTAGCCGAGTCGGTTGCTGATGTAATCTTCTCCGAGGTCTGCGAAGGTCTAGCACTTTCTCAGAAGGATAAACTCGCTTCTCTTGCAGAAAATGTTGAGTTTGATAGTGAAGACAACTATCGTGAGAAACTGGCAACATTGAGAAATTCTTATTTCCCAGAAAATGTTGGTACTCAAAGAGACAATTCAGAGAGTATTTCAGAGAGTTCGGAATCCATTGCACAACCAGTTACTGGTCTAATGGAATCATATCTCGATACTCTGACTAGAGTTTCGCAAAAGTGATTTTTTAATTATAAATCAAACTAAAATTTTTAACAAGGTAAATTCAAATGCAAGGTTTCAATGCTGAACACCTTCAGGAGAAGTGGGCACCTATCCTCAACCATGAGGGTCTTGGAGGCATCAATGATGCTCATAAGAGAATGGTTACCGCAGTTCTTCTGGAGAACCAAGAAAAAATGCTTAGTGAGGAGCGTGAGTTCCTTTCAGAAGCACCTACAAACTCAACCGGTTCCGGAGTTGCTAACTTCGACCCCGTTCTGATCTCATTGATCAGACGCGCAATGCCTAACCTGGTCGCATATGACCTTGCAGGCGTTCAACCGATGAACGGTCCTACTGGACTGATCTTCGCAATGCGTTCACGCTTCACGAATCAAAGTGGTACAGAAGCACTCTTCGACGAAGCAAACACCGGATTCTCTAACAGTGGACTCGGTTTTGACGGCACTAACTCTTATGTTGCTGGTCAGGAAGCAAACGTTGGTTTGGGAACCACTGGAAATCAGAGTGGCACTAATCCAGGACTTCTGAGCCCAACTGCTCAAACCCAAACCGGATATAATGTCGGTCAGGGTATGTCCACGGCAAACTCCGAAGCTCTTGGAGACGGTGGTGCTATCGATTTCAACGAGATGGCATTCTCGATTGAGAAAGTCACCGTTACTGCTAAGTCCCGTGCTCTGAAAGCAGAGTATTCTCTGGAACTGGCACAAGACCTCAAGGCAATCCACGGTTTGAATGCCGAGGCAGAACTTGCCAACATCCTCTCTACTGAAATCCTTGCGGAAATCAATAGAGAAGTTATCAGAACCATCTATAAGGTTGCTGAACCCGGTGCTCAAGCAAACGTTGCTACTGCCGGTACTTTCGACCTTGACGTTGACTCCAACGGTCGTTGGTCTGTTGAGAAGTTCAAAGGTCTTATTTTCCAAATCGAGAGAGATGCGAACGCAATCGCACAAAGAACTCGTAGAGGAAAGGGCAAC